CCGGTGCAATTTATGAAACTGCCGGCCGTATAAATCCGACGGGTCTACCGTGGGAAGGCCCTAGCGCCTCTCCTGGAAACCGGAAGGTATCTCATTCGAGAAACCCTAAGGCCGGTGCGTGGTTTATCGATGAGATAGATAAGCAAGATAATCAGCGTCAGATTAAAGGAAAGAAGGAAGGCCGTTTAATTTTTAGAGCCGTCGAAGCCGATAATGGTCGGTTTATTCGGTCTATAATCGACGGTATGAAGCGCGTCGAAGGTATTACCCAGGGTCGCCTCAACGCCGTAAAAGCCTTCGGAGGTAATAAATTATGATCGCGATTAAGTTCGTCGCCGAAGCCGATTTAAAGGCTTTAGGAAAGGCCGAAAAGAAATTAAACAGTTTCGGCAAGTCAGCCTCGAAACTAGGCCGAAATCTAGGGCTCGCTTTCGGTACGGCCGCTATTCTCTCCTATGGTAAAGCCTCCATAAAGGCTTTCGCCGCCGATGATAAGGCCGCGAAGATTCTTAGTAAGTCACTCGATAACTTAGGCCTTCACTTCGCAGACCCTAAAGTGAAGCAATTTATCGCCGATCTAGAAAAACAATACGGCGTCCTCGATGATTTTCTTCGTCCGGCCTATCAGAAATTACTCACGACGACCGGGGACTATACGGCCTCTCAAAATTTATTAAAGACCGCTCTCGACCTTTCCGCGATGTCCGGATCCGATGTAGTTTCCGTCGCCGGGGATTTGGCGAAGGCTTACGCAGGAAATACGAGAGGCCTTATAAAGTACGGAATCGGATTATCTAAGACCGAACTCGCCGCGATGAGTTTTGAAGATATTTTAAAACAGATCGCGAAGGTATCCGAAGGTCAGGCTAAGACGGCCGCCGATTCTTTCGCCGGCTCTCTCGATAAATTAACGGTCGCCTCGGCTAATGCGAAAGAGATGATAGGTAAATCCCTCGTCCAGGCTTTAACAGAATTAGGCGGCGAAGGCGGCCTCCCTAATACGATCTCTCTTATCGAGAAACTATCGAGCGGTATAGGGGACGCGATTATCGGCGCCTCTCGCCTTGCGAAGATTTTCGGATTTTTCATTTATAACACTAAGGGCACGAATCCGATTACTCAGATGAACGAGTTCAATAAAAAGAACGCTATCGCCGACGCTATCGCCGCCGGGAAACTTTTTCCTTCTACTAATACGGGCCTGGGTAATCTTATGGAATACCAGAAAAATGCTAAATTAGACGCGGCCGCGAAGAAGTCGGCGGCCGATAAGATAGCGGCCGATAAAAAGGCGGCGGCGTTAAAACTAGCGCAGGAAAAGAAAATAGCAAGCGATAAAAAAGTCCTCGCAAAAGGTAACGCTTTATTCGATCTCGAACAGATCGGAGTCGTCGCCGCTCTAAAGATGAGCGTCGATAAAGAAACTCGCCTACGCCTGGAATTATTAAGAGCCATTCAGTTAGATGACGCCGATCTCGTACTCGCGAAGATGAAGGAACTAGCCGCATGGCAAGCGACGAGCGATATGGCGAAATTATCTAATGTTAAAACCATCTCCGAAAAACAGTTATCTTCTATCAATACGACACTTCTGGCAGAGTTAGACGCTATCTCTAAATCGAAGATGAGCGACGCGGAAAAAGATAACGCTCGAACCGCCGCCTGGACTCGATATAATGACGCTATAAAATACGCCGGAGGACTAGCGGCCCTTTCAACTTATTCGCAGAAGTTACAAGATCAGGAATTAACTATCCAGCGCCTAGCGAGTATTCAGAAAATAAGTCAGGCGCAGACGGCGGCCGATAATATAAAGCAAGCCGCACTCGAAACTTATCTCGCGACCCTCGCTAAAGGCGTCCCGACTATCGTTACGCCTAAGAGCGGCCCCTCCTTTACTCCGGCTCCCTTCGTACCGCTTCCCGAGTTTCCGACTATGCCTAAAGGCGAGGAGTGGAGCGGCTTTATAAATCTTCTACCCGATAGCGCGGGGACGAGTACGGCTAGCAGTAACGATTCGACGATAGTCCTTAACTTTAACGCTCCAGTTACGACGACCTCCAGCGATGAGTTTGCGCGACTCGTACAGAAGGCGATTCAGAATAACAATCGATTTGGAAATAATCTCGACTACGCCGGAGCGATTTAATGACTCAACCGGTTATAAATGCGTTTATAAATTTTTCAACCGGACCCGGCTTCGCTCAGGCGCTTATCTTAGATCAAGGAATACTAGGAACTAACGCGCTCGCAGACTCGACCGCGATTATCGTCGATGTATCTTCGCAAGTCGATCGCGTGGAAATTGCTCGAGGTAGAAACCCTCAGAGCGACCAGTTTCAGACCGGAACTCTGACTCTTCGTATCGTCGATCAGAATGGCAATTTTAACCCGATGAACACGGCCGGGCCCTATTATGGACTTCTCGACCCGATGAGGAAGGTCACTATTTCGGGAACTTCGGCGGGAATCACTTACCCGATGTTTTCGGGTTACATAACCGGATATTCGACGACTACGCCATTAAATGCCGTCGATGTGGTTTATACCACGATTACCGCCGTGGACGCCTTTAGACTCGCTTCTATGGCCCAGATTTCAACGGTGAGCGGCGCGGCCGCCGGAGATCTATCAGGAACGCGGATAAATCAGTTACTCGACCAGATAGCCTGGCCTTCTTCGATGAGAGATATCGACGCGGGTCTTACTACTATGCAAGCCGACCCGGGAACTGCCCGGACAAGTCTAGCGGCTATGCAGACGATCGAACTCTCGGAGTACGGCGCTTTATACATTGACGCAACAGGCTCCTTCGTTTTCCAGGATAGAAGCGTCACGGCAGGAAGCGTTACGGGAACTCCGACGGTATTTAACGAAGACGGAACGGGTATCCGTTATTCGAATGCGCTCTGGATTCTTAACGATGTTCTCGTTTATAACTCCGCGCAAGTTTCCCGATTAGGGGGATCCGTCCAGACCGCGACGGATTCGGCCTCGATAGCCCTTTATTTTCTTCATTCTTATAATCAACAGAATTTAATGATGGAAACGGACGCCGTAGCCCTGGATTATGCTCGGGCTTATATCGCCTCGCGAGCCTTAACTTCGGTTCGATGTGACGCCATAACCCTCGATCTCAATACGGAAAACTACGCCGCCGGAATTGCCGCCGCTTTAGGTCTGGACTACTTCGATTCCGTATCGATTACGACAAGTCAGCCGGGGAGCAGTTCCCTATCGAAGACGCTCCAGATTTTCGGCGTAGCCCATGTCGTCACTCCGAACTCCTGGAAGACTACCTTTACGACGCTGGAGCCTATTATCGACGCGTTTATTTTAGATTCGAGTCTTTACGGACTTTTAGACACCGATGTTCTATCCTATTGACTAAGAAAGAGAGTAGATAATGGCTAAACAGACATTCGTTACGGGGCAGGTTTTAACCGCCGCGCAGATGACGGCTCTTCAGTTAAACGATTATAACCAGACCGTTAGCGCGAAAGTCGCTTCGTATGTTTTAATTGCCGCCGACGCCGGAACGCGAATTACCATGTCGAACGCGGGAGCGACGACGATAACGGTTAATACTTCGTTATTCGCGGCCGGAGATACTTTATTTATAACTAACATCGGAGCCGGAGCGACGACGATCACGGCGGGAACGGCGACGGTAAGTACCGCGTCGAGTTTAGTTTTAGCGCAGTACGACTCGGGCACTCTTTACTTCACTTCGGCCGGGGTCGCTATCTGGCAAAAATACGCTGGAGCGTCCGTAAGTGCTTCAAAAATTGGTCAAGTTATTACGGCTACATACTCAACACAATATAGCAACGCGACTACTACTTACGGCGATACGGGACTTACGGCGACTATTACTCCAACGGCGGCAAGTAGTAAAATTTTAATTATTATTACTCAGCCGATTTCCGTAGTACATAATTCTTCTACCAGCGCGGGCGCTTTCTGGAACATTCTTCGCGACGCGACAAGTTTGAATGTTACGGGAGCGGAACAATCCGTTTATTTAACCGGCGCGAGCGGTAACTTACAAATAGGTAATTTAGGCTTTACATACACATATATGGATTCGCCGTCTAGCACTTCGGCGCTGGTTTATAAAACTCAGACTAAAGGAGATTCCGCAGGAGTCACCGTTTACACCTCTATCGCAGGGGCGGCGAAAGCGACGATTACACTATTGGAGGTATTGGCATAATGGCTACGACCGCAGAAGTTTTAAGATTTTTAATGCCCGAAGGCGGATATACCGCGATGGGGGAAGATTACGAAGGAATCGACTTCGTAGAATGCGCCTCTATTACTAAAGCGGATTTTGAAGCCGCTTTCGCTAAATGCGACGCCGCTAAAATCGCCGCCGCTAAAAAAACCGAGAGCGCTATTACGGCGATCCTTTCTCGCTTAGGCTTGACTTTAGACGAGTTCAAACTCTTATTAGGCTAATGCTTACATCGTCGAACGGATATCGGGCTTCGGCAGACCAGGCCGAAATCGGGATAAAATCCTATAAAGTTCCGGGAACCGATTTAAAACTTCGAGCCGCCGAATCTATCGCGCCTCTTTTAATCGGCTTCGCTTCGGAATTTCACGCGCTAATCGAACCGCTCGACGAAGGAACTCTCGACGACTGGGGTTATGCTTTTCGCGATGTTCGAGGTATCCCCGGAACGCTTTCGAATCATAGTTCCGGAACGGCGATAGATTTAAATTCTAAAATCCATTCTCTCGGAAAAGTGAACACTTTCAGCGCGTCGAAAGTGCCGATGTTACGCGCACTCGTGCGAAAATATGGGCTTCGGTGGGGTGGGGATTACTCGGGCCGTAAGGACGAAATGCACTTCGAAATAAATATAAACGCGGTCAAGGCGGCCGCGCTCATTAAAAAGTTAGGACTAGAATAGTGAGCGATCTAACCCAGGCGAACACGCCGAACAGTACAATAACCCTTCTCGCTTCGGCGGCTCGTACCGCTACCGGGTCAGCGACCGGAGTCGCAGGATTCGCGGCGGCGAATAACTTAGTAATTCAGTTAGAAGTTACGGCCGCGTCCGGAACTCTTCCGACCCTCGATCTCGTCGTACAGGACACCGTGGACGGTACAAACTGGAACACGGTGACGACCTTTACCCAGGCGACGGGTACGACTCGCGAGGTTAAGCGTATCAATACGCCTTTTACGGATTCTCTTCGCGTTACTTATGTAATCGCCGGGACGACTCCCTCCTTTACCTTCTCCGTTAAAACTTTCGCGGACGCCTAAGATGAACCCTCAGATAAAAGCCGCCGTGTCTTCTTACCTCCGCGCCGCCGTTTCGTGCGTCGGGGCCCTTTACCTTTCCGGGATTACGGATCCCGAGGTACTCGCTAACGCTTTCCTCGCCGCTCTAGTCGCTCCCGTGATGAAGGCTCTCACACCGTCGGAGAAGGAGTTCGGCCTAAAGAAGAAGTGAGCCGGTCAGAATGGGCGACGGATATTACTGTTTTCGTCCTTCTAGCCGGATTCTGTACCGCGATTCTTCGCTTCTACATAAAGGCCATTCTTCACGAATTACTGCCTAATTCGGGAAATTCTCTTCGCGACCGTATCGATAAAATCGAGGTGAAACAGGATCATATTTACGACCTGCTCCTAGAGGCTAAACTTAGTAAATAAATCGTTATCAAACCGTTACCTAAATTCGCTTGATATGTCGGATTATAGGCGTATTCTTTTTCTTATCTAGGCGGCCTCGCTTAGATTACGAAAGGCTCAGAAAATGTCTAAAATGGGAAATCTTTACTTAGAATTATCAGAAAAACTAGAAAAAACAGTTCCAGAGTTCCGGGAAGCCTTAGAGTGTGGCTGTAATATCTGCGAAGATATAACCGAGGCCTACCTTACAATCGAGTTCCAAAAGATGAACGGAATCGGAATTTACGGGGCTTCTAAATGATAAACTTTCTCGCTAACCTTCCGACCTTCGTTTATTTTATTGTCATTCTAGGGATTCTCTTCGCTCCGTGGGCCGCTTATTTACTGGGTTCGGAAGTAGGAGAAGAGCGCGGATTTAAATTAGGCTACGCTCGCGGAAAACTCGTAGGCACTCAGGAAGCGCACTATTTAGCCTCTGTAAATGATCGCGGAGGTAATTAAATGCCGGAGCATAATGTAAGCGATAACTCCGTCGTAATGGGAAAACGCTATACCTCACGCGAGGCCGCCATTCGTATTTATCCCGAAACCGGCTCTCTTCGATTGAAGATTTACGAACTCCTAATAAGAGCAGGAATACGAGGGGCGACCGATCAAGAGATCGAGTCGATACTTTCCATAAATGGGAACTCGGTTAGGCCGCTTCGAGGCTCACTAGCCGCTCAAGGATTTATTATCGATTCGGGAACTACCCGAGAAAATACGAACGGAAATCTCTGTATCGTCTGGCGAGCAGTTGAGGAAGGAATGATGTTATGAAACCTCGCAAGGAAATCGAAGCGCAGTTTTTAGATGAGGTAATTCATATCGTCTGGGCCGCTCAGGGCTACGGCGTAAAAGAGCCTCACGGGGACAAGTTTTACGAAATGATTAGACGCGATACTTTAATCTCTAAATTAGAAAGATTATGCGAAACGGAGCGAATCGATGAGTAATTTCGCAATAGACCCGGCTTATACGGAAGTTTCCGAGCGCATGAGGTTAGCCCGTGAATTATGGCCGCTCTGTATTTTTCGTCCCGTCGATCCTGTCAATCCTTACCAAATAATCACTATTAAAGACCTTTCGTATGTCGTCTTCAGTGCCGCCCTTTACCGTCACCCGGAGGATTTATTACCGGCTATCGGTACGGCGTGGGAGGAAATCCCGGGACGGACTCCTTATACGAAAGGATCGGAGTTAATGAACGCCGAAACTTCGGCCTGGGGCCGCGCCTGTATAGCGGCCGGTATTCCTTCGAAGAAGATAGCAAGTTTCGAAGAGGTACGGAACCGACAGGGAGGAGAAACGGAGCCGGTCGCTAAACCTTCTCAGCCGGTCGCTATCGGCGAAGTGGTGTGGGATCCGTGGGAAACTGCCGCTCCCGTAGGTAAGGTAGAGGTTTTCGACGCGTGGCACTGCAAACACGGCGAAAGAAAAGTTATCGAGGGAGAAAAGAACGGCCGGGCATATCATGGCCGCGCCTGTCCTAAGACACGAAATAGCGGCGATGAATGCGTAACGAACTGGTTCGTACTTAACGCCGCCGGTGAATGGGTTCCGAAGTTGGAGGCGGTTAAATGAGCGGCGGCGAGATTATAAATCCGGCGGCGAAGATTCGTACCGTCTTTATAAATGACGAAATCGTCCGCGTCCCGATAGAGATATGCGATAACTGCGAGGAGTGGAAAGACGCGCACGCGGGAGAATATACGAGAGGGATCGGCGGAGAAAAGATTCTCTGGTTCTGCGGTGACTGTAAATGACACGAAACGAACTTATCGAAAAAATAGGGAAAATTAGTGCGCTGGGAATCCCTGCTACAAACGAAAATAAAGGAGTCGCCGCCGACTTAGGGATTGAGGAATAAAACTATGAGCGTCCTCTTCGAATCCGGGGCCGTCTATAAATGCCATTCCTGCGATGAACTAAAGGAAACCCGGGGCGGGTCTAGTCTGGCCGGTTATTTAGGGATCGTCGTCTGGTATTGCGCGGAGTGCTATCGAAAGAGCCTGGAGGCGAGGAAATGACATTCTTCGAGCGTCTTAGATGTTTAATCAGGCGACACGAGGTAAAACGCTTTACTGTGTCTATTCCTCCTGAGGCTCCTTATTACCTCTGTTATACATGTGTATTTAGAAAAGGTAAGCGAAATGTCCGAAAGTAAAGAAGTCCCCTCTTACGCCGTGGTTCGGTGTGAATGCGGATCCTGGATTATCTCGGGTCTGCCCTGCGCCGTCTGCTACATTATAGAAACGAGGAAGAAATGACTAAATCGACCCTAATCCGAATCCTTTTAGTCTTCGAGGTACTGCTCTTCGCCGCTTTAATCGCTATCTCAATTCGGTTCTAATGATAAAAGTTATCCACAGAAGTTATGCACAGGTTATCCACAGGCTCCTATTCTGTGGACGACGCGCCGATAATCACGCTCATTCTTCGTCAATACGAAATGCTCTGGTACGCTCCGACCCGAACGCTGGGCCCGTAGGAATAGCCCGAAGCGTCGTCGGTTCGGTGCTAGTGGCCGTTTTATGTTTAGTTCCTACGGAGTCTAAAGCAGTTTCAAATCAGGTTATAAAAGCAAAAGAATACGCGGGATCTATCCTCACTCCTTTAGAGTTCTCGTCTGCTCTAGTCTTATGGCAGAAGGAAAGTAACTGGAATCCTAAAGCGCGTAATGGTTCACACTTCGGTATATGCCAGGGACGAAGTGCCTACCTTAAAAATCGAAGTTACCAGATTCAAATTCAATGGTGTATCGACTATGCTCGTTCGCGTTATGGATCCATTACGAAGGCTCTGGCATTCTGGAAGGTGCATAAATGGCACTAAACCGTAAAAGCATGGGTTCCTATCAATGGAAGCAACAGCGCCTACGGGTATTACGCAGGGATAATTATGTCTGCGCCTACTGCGGCGGAGAAGCCACTGCAGTCGATCACATCATAGCCGCCGTCCGTGGGGGAGATGATAGCCTCGAGAATTTAACGGCCGTCTGTAAGCCGTGCAACAGCCGTAAAGGGGCTCGTAGCGTTTTTTTAGGGGAGCAGTCTACCCCCTCTGCCTTTCCGGACAATTTACACATTAAAGACATTCGGGGCAAAACGGACAATTCGGACATTCGCCCAGATGAAGCGGTTACGACCGGGTTAGTCGCCGAACCTATACCGATCACGAAGGGGACTAAGAAGAAAAAGCCTTTAATGGGGCACACGAAACCGAGAATCTCTAGCCCTGCACTAAAGGGTGAGAGTTACGGTGAAGAGTTCGCGGCCTTCGCGGAAAAGGTAGGAACTCCGCTTCTTCCCTGGCAGAAATATGTCGCGACGGATTTTCTCACCGTGGACGAGGAGGGAATGTTCATTCGAAAGACTGTCGGAATCCTCGTATCGCGGCAACAGGGAAAGACCTACCTCGCGGCTCTGCGTATACTCTTCGGCCTCTTCGTACTCGGGGAAATGTCGATCGTGGCCATGTCCTCGAATCGATCTATGGCCCTGGACACCTTCCGAAAGGTCGTCGGCATAATCGAGCGTAACGAGTTCCTTAGATCCCAAGTCTTACTCAATCGCGGGACGGTCGGTAAATTCGGTTCCGGTAACGAGTGCGTCGAACTTCTTAATGGCGCCCGCTATGAGATAGTCGCCGCGACCCGTGACGGATCTCGCGGTAAGTCTGCCGATCTCTTATTTATTGATGAACTTCGCGAAATCAGCGAGGAGGCGTGGTCGGCGGCTAAGCCTACGACACGCGCCCGGGCTAATTCCCAGACCATACTCGTTAGTAATGCCGGGGACGCATTCTCGACCGTCCTTAATGATCTTCGCGATAGGGCTCTGTCGTATCCTGCGAAGTCTTTAGGTTGGTATGAATACTCCGCGCCTCAGCATGCAAAATTAACCGATCGACAGGGCTGGGCTATGTCTAACCCGGCTCTGGGCTACACGGTCACGGAGGCGGCGATAGAGGAGGCTTTATCGACCGACACTCCGGAAACCTTCCGTACCGAAACTCTCTGCCAATGGATTTCTAGTTTAAGTTCGCCGTGGCCGATAGGAGTCTTCGAAGATCTGGCCGATACTTCTCTTGTAATAGGGCCCGGCCCTGCGACTTACTTCGCTTTCGATGTAGCCCAGTCGAGGCGTACAGCCTCTCTTATGGTCGGTCAGATGAGCCCCGACGGTGAGAAGATAGCCGTTAAAATCCTTGACTCCTGGACTTCTTCGGTTTCCCTCGACGAGTTAAAAATCGCGGCCGATATAAAAGGTTACTGCGATTTATATATGCCGCGTCAAGTTATGTTTGATCATTACGCGACTGCCACAATCGCAAGCCGTTTAGAAGTGTCCGGCGTTAAAATGGTCGATGTATCCGGCCAGCAGTTCTATCAAGCCTCTATGGATCTTCTGGACGCGATGGTTTCCGGTCGCCTCGTTCACGATGGGGATTTAAACCTCGTTAATCAGATGAACGCGTGCGCGGCGAAAACGAACGAGGCTTCCTGGAGAATTATTAGGCGTCAGTCGGCCGGGGATATTTCCGCGCCGATCTCTTTAGCGATGTTGGTTAATCAGATGAACCTCCCGGCTCCGGTCGCTCGAATATACGCCGGCTAAGACGCGCCGAAGGTCGAAATGTCCGTTTTGCGGCTTTTAGGTCTATTCTTCGGCTATGGGTATTCTTTCGGCGCTTCGTTTAGTTCCTAAAGATTCGACGACGCTGGAAAGTCAATATGCGCCGGCAATTATGGACGCGCCTTACGGTGTTTCGTACTGGAATAATAACGGCCTCGGTCTAACCGATGTTTCCGTCGATATTGTGTCGGCTATGCAAGTTCCGACCGTGGCCAAGTGTAGGAATTTAATATGTGGAGTTATCGGCGGGATTCCTTTAAACCTTTATAAAAAATCCACGGGAGAAGAATTAGGATCTCCGGTCTGGCTTGAACAGCCGGATATCCGTCAGCCTCGAAGTGTAACGATCGCCTATACCGTTCAGTCTTTATTATTTTATCAAGTCGCATACTGGGAAGTAACGGCCGTCTATAAAGAAGACGGAAGGCCAGCGCGTTTCGCGTGGGTGCAGAACGAAAGAGTCACGACGAAATTGAATACTTACTCGACAGAAGTCGAATGTTATTTAGTAAATAACGAAGAGCGTCCGATGAGCGGCGTCGGAAGTTTAGTAACTTTTCAGAGTTTAAATCCTGGAGTATTAACTACGGGAGCGCGTACAATTCGCGCGGCTTTAGATTTAGAAAAAGCGGCGAGTATCGCGGCCGCGACGCCCATTCCGTCCGGGTATATCAAGAATTCCGGAGCCGATCTTCCGGAGTCGCAGATCGCGGGACTTCTCGCCGCGTGGAAATCAGCGCGACAGAATCGCGGAACCGCTTACTTAACTTCTACTCTCGATTATTCCGTAACTTCATTCTCACCGAAAGACATGATGTACGACGACGCTATTCAGACACTTTCGACGCAGATCTGTCGCCTTATGAATGTTCCGGCGTATATGGCCTCTTCCGACGCTAATAAATCTATGACATATCAAAACATCTTAGACGCACGAAAAGAATTTTACGCGTACACGCTCGCGCCTTATGTAAATGCGATCGAGGATCGTTTATCACTCGACGATATTACCGCGAACGGAAATTATGTACGCTTCGAAGTAGACGAAACTTTTCTCCGCGCAGACGCGACGACTCGCCTGGCTACGATTGAGAAAATGCTTACTCTCGGTTTAATTACTTTAGATCAAGCGATGGAAATGGAAGACCTATCACCGAACGGAGATCAGTCATAATGAAACTTACCTTCTCTCAACCTATACAGGCCGCAGACGCCGAACGCCGGATAATCTCGGGTAAAATAATGGAGTACGGAGCGACGGGATATACCTCCGCCGGCCCCGTCGTATTCGAAGCGGGATCTATCGAAATTCCTTCGGCGGGTAAGGTAAAACTTCTCGCTCAGCATGAACCGAATAATCCTATCGGTCGCGCTCAGTCTTTTAATAATTCCGGAGATTTTATTTACGGAACTTTTAAAATTTCAAACTCTAGTAAGGGAACCGATTACTTAACTCTCGCGGCGGAAGATTTAATTTCTGGCCTTAGTGTCGGAGTAGAAGTAATCGCCTCACTACCGAAGGACGGTTATCTTTTAGTAACCGCCGCTAAATTAGTCGAAGTATCACTCGTCGAATCTCCGGCCTTCGAGAACGCGATCGTAACTAAAGTTGCCGCAAGCGAAAGCGAAACGGAAAACGCAGAAAATCCAACTACCGAAAAAGAAAGCGAGGCTCCCGTGGAAACTACTCCCGAAGCCGTAACTCCCGAGGTGGTTCCGGCTCCAGTAGTCGAAGCCGCTCGCCCTACTACCGCCGTTCCTTATAACGCTCTAGACTCTCAGCGCGTACGCCACGGTATAACATCATCTGGCCAACTTCTAAAGCATAAAATCCTCGCCGCGCAAGGTAACGAGGAATCTAAACTCTGGATTACCGCCGCCGATGATTTCTCTAGCGCCGGACTCGGATTTACTCCGACTCAATATCTAAAGTCGATCGTATCGACTCAGGGAAACTTCGGCCGTCCAGCGATGGAGTGCGTCGATAAGCAGACTCTCCCAGCCTCAGGAATGACGATTAACCGTCCTAAATTTACGACATATCCAGCCGTAACAGTAGAAGCCGAAGGCGGAGCCGTTCAAAATACCGACGCAGTTTCCGAGTATCTAACTTCGAGCGTATCTAAGTATTCAGGAATGCAGACTATTTCCATTGAATTACTAGAGCGTTCCGATCCTGGATTTTTCGACGCTATCACTCGCGAACTTCAAAACAATTACGACAAGGTAACAGACGCCGCAGTTATCGCGGCTCTAACTGCCGGAGGAACTCAGGCGACCGCAGTCGCCGCGACAAGTGCGGGAATCATCTCCTACATCTCGCAAGCCGCGCCAGCCGCTTACCTCGCCTCTTCATACTTCGCGAAGAACTATCTCGCCGGGTCTTCTCAATGGTCGCTCCTTCTCGGTGCTACCGATTCGACAGGCCGCCCGATCTATAACGCCGGAAACCCTATGAACTCAGGCGGAAACGCCGCCGCGACTTCAAGTCGTGGAATGGTGCTAGATCTCAATTTATTCGTGGATCGAAATGTAGTTTCGACGACGATCGACGAGAGCGCCTTTATTATCGCTCCGGAAGCCTTTACAGTCTTCGAGAGCCCAACCGCCTATATGTCCGTAAATGTCGTATCTAACCTTCAGGTTCAGGTCGCGATTTATGGCTACATGGCAACAATGGTTAATGTCGCCGGAGGAATCCAGCGTTTCAACTTAACCTGATAAAACCCTAAGCCGCTCCCAGGGCTAGGAGGCCCTGGCCCTGGGAGCCTTTAGAAAGAGAGGATAAAATGGCCGCGACCTATGTCACCGAAGCCGAACTCCGTTCGAACCTCGGTATCGGGACCCTTTACTCTTCTCCGACCGTCGAAGAGGTCTGCCAGACTTCTCAGGATCTTATCGATAAGTTTTTATGGTTTAACCGGGTTCCGGTCGTATCCGCCGGGCTCTCGTCGAATGTCGCGACGCTCGTTATCGCTTCCTCCGGAACTTTCGTAGTAGGTCAGTCGGCGACTGTCACCGACGCGGGTTCGACTTATAACGGAGCGCAGACGATTACCGGAACGGGCCCGTACACACTTTCGACGAATAATCTTTTTATGGGATTTCCTAATAACTATCCTCGCGGCTATTCCTTTATTCAATTCGCGAAAACGGCCGCTAATGATCCTCAGCATTTAATCCTCCCGTATGGAACAATGACAGGCCCAGATTTTAAATCCGCTTCATACGCGACGACTCCAGCCGTTCGAGAGGCCGCGATGATGTTGGCGGTCGATATATGGCAAGCGCGACAGGTTTCCCAGACCGGCGGAGTTTCTGTAGACGGTATAACTGGGAATCCGTATCGCATGGGAAATAATCTTATGGGAAAGATTCGCGGTCTTCTCGCTCCGTACACTTCGCCCTCGTCAATGGTCGGCTAATGCCTACCGCCGCGATTACGACGCTTCGGACTACAATCGCCGATATTTTAGCGAACCCGGGAGTCTGGTCTACCTTTAGTTTTCCGCCGCCGACAATTCTCGCGAACTCGGTTATCGTCGCTCCGGGAGATCCTTATTTAACGCCGTCGAATAATTCGCAGAACTCCCTGGCGGCTCTGGCCTCTTTTAAAATTATTATCACGGTTCCGATGTTAGATAATCAAGGAAACCTAGCAGGGATCGAAGAGTTTAGTCGCGTCGTATTTAATAAACTCGCCGACTCTACTCTCGTCTTTAATGTTGGTACTTTATCCGCGCCGGCCGTGCTCGATGTGGCCTCCGGAGCGTTACTAACGCAGGATCTAAATATCACCGTACTAGCGAACTGGAGTTAAAAAATGGCAACAGAAGAAGATTTGGCTTTTCTTATTAAGACCGGCCAAGTAACAGAAGACAAGAAAACAGGAAAAGCGGCTCCCGCCCCTACCGATAAAGAAGAGGAATAAAAATGGCAATTTATCTAAATAATAAGGTAGGCGTTAAGTTGGCAGTCGCCGCGACTCCTACGGTTCCAAGTATCGACATCTCGTCATATGTGACGGCGGTTACATTAACGCAGGTCTTCGACGAACTCGAAGTTACTGCGATGGGTGATACCGCGCATAAATTCGCCGCCGGATTACAGGCCGCGACTTTATCTATTGATTTCCTTAATGACTGGGCCGCCGCGTCCGTCATGGACACTCTTAACGCCGCCGCCGGAACGACTCTGGCCGTTTCGATGATCACCGTTAAGGGAACCGTCGTAAGTGCGACGAACCCTAGTTATCAATTTTCAATTCTTGTTAATAATCTGACTCCTGTCGGATCTGGAGGCGTCGCCGATGAAGCCTCGTCTTCTCTCTCCTTTACGGTGAACTCCGCCGTAACCGTTTCTCCTTCCGTCGCGTTCTAAGGATAAAAAAATGGCTAGCCTCAAAATAACTAGGGCCTCTGGGGAGGTCGTGATTTTAAAAATAACTCCGGCTATCGAATACGCTTTCGAAAAGCAATTCAATAACGGGATTCATAAACAGTTCCGCGACATGGAAAGGCAAGGGGATATTTATTGGCTCGCCTGGGAATGTATGCGCCGCGCCAGTTTGACTATTCCGCTATTCGGTGACGAGTTCCTCGTCGAGTTAGAATCCGTCGAAGTGTTAGACGACGAGGAACCTAGAAAAAAATAGATCGGGAGTCTTTCACTTACCTAGTGGCCTCGCTAGCGGTGGAACTCCATATATCCCCGAACGAGATTCTCGAATGGGATTCTCGAATGTTATCCGCAGTTTTACAGGTTATTAAGGAAAGAGCGGAAGGAGTATCTCGTGCCCGTAGAGGTAAAAGGCCTTAGAGAAACTAGACGCGCTCTCGCTAAATTCGCGCCGGATTTAAAGAAGGAAATCGACAAGGACGCGCGAGATCGGCTAAAGTTTATGGTTTCAACCGCGCGAGGCTTCGCTCCGACCAGTCTTCCGCAAAATTTACACGGCTGGGCCGTGGCCACTAAGGGACGAAAGATAACGGCGCAGACTTCGGCATTCTCTACGCGCTCCTTTCCGCTATATCAGGCGGGAGAGGTTAAGAGCGGAATCGCCTACGATACGGGATTTTCTAGGACTAATCAGCGAGGCTTTAGAACTCTTTACGAACTGCGAAATAAATCGGCCACCGGTGCAATTTATGAAACTGCCGGCCGTATAAATCCGACGGGTCTACCGTGGGAAGGCCCTAGCGCCTCTCCTGGAAACCGGAAGGTATCTCATTCGAGAAACCCTAAGGCCGGTGCGTGGTTTAT